ATCCATTTTAGGGGGAACGATGATTTTTCCTTCTCTTACATCTTTCTTAAATTTAGCAGCATCCATTAATGCTCTCCATGTTGGTATGTATTCTCCCGAAAATGGATCATATTCAACTGATGACTCAAATTCATCATTGAAAAAATCTTCTTTTGGCCCGCCCATTTCTCGGTAGTTTGATGTTTCATAACCCCTCTCCGAATCAATGCCATATCTATCGCCTGTTCGTGGATTAACCATAGGGTCTTTACTAAATGGTTGGTGATAATCATACCAATGAGGTATTCTTGAACCTCTAAATGCTAAATTAGCATCCAAATCTGTATATGATGGCGGCCTTTCATTCACTTTAGGTATTCTAAAATCAACATCCTTAACCACATCCCACGCTTTTTCAAAAATCATTATTTCACCCCCATAAATTGACTTTTACTATGGCCTATTGGCTTCGCTCGCACGTTGCTATCATTTGTTCCTATATATCCCAATCCATTTTGATTCTTTCCAATTATGAAGCCACGACCATTGACTTTGCGAATATACACCTTATGCGCCCCTACTAGATTAATACCTCCGGCTAGAGATACTTCAAACACATCAACCACAGAACCGGCATTATCTTCTAACGGAGATGTATTGCCTATTGCTGATTGTATATCTGATAGAAGACCCTCTATGCCTTTCTCATACTGAGCCAATACAAATTCAGATCGGGCATTTGCATAATCGTGCTTTGCCTCAAAGACGGCATATTCGCCCACTAAATCGTGCATAGGTAAATTGAGATGCACAATTTCACCGGGCTGAACCATTGTTGATTTCAAAGCATTCTTGATAGTTACAACGGGTGCGCCATTCTCAGCCCTGTGCAACATGGACTTTGCTAATCTCAAAGCCTCATTCTTTGTAGTGAGGCCGGGTATCTCCTTTCTCAATGAATTAACTAATTCTGAATTAGCACCTTTGCCTGAATCTGAACGCATCCTTTCTATATTCTTCAAGACTACAAATACAGACTCATTGTTCGCTATGGTATCTCCAACCACTATGACTTCGTTAGGTGAATCAATCATCTTACTAACTTCAACATCAGTTATTCCATTACCTAGACTGAGAGTATGCCCTTTGTTTGAGAATAAGTCAGATGAATAAGTCAATGCGCCATTCTTTTCATTAACTAATTGTTTTCCATCAATTTGAGATAAGTTAGATATGATTTCCATTATGTTGAGTCCTTTGGTCTTACGAGAGGAATATACGTTGGAATGGTCGCTGATTACTCTAAGCGAAGGATGAGCATTTATTGTAGCCGACACTTCTCTATCTTTACCTAACAAAGACTCAGAAGGTGTAACATTCAATGAGGCTAATTCACCGCCGGCTTCGTTAAGCAATCTCATAGCAGCATCGCTAGTCCTTACACCTACTGAACAGAATTGACCCAAAAGAGCAACGCCCGGTGTTAGCCCAAAGTCGGATAGGCTATCTGCGGTAATATTTCTAAATTGTAATATCGTGGATAGGTCATCAGATTCTATACCTGCTATTCTCAAAGAGAATCCGTTGCTATCTATTAGGTATGGCGCAAAGCGGGTTGTCGAAAGGGCTTGGCCTTCGTGCTTCAATGAGGCTATGTGCTTTTGGAACGGCCTAAGTCTAGCAGTAGCCGTTCCATTTTCTATCATCATTGGCCTTTGACTTAGCATGAAGAAATCGCTTGGATCGTATTCTAACAATCCACGATATGATAGTGAAGTCACTACTACCTTACTGTTTGTAGCATCATATCGTTTCCATGTGTCGCTTACTTGTTTTAAGGCCACTAAGCCGTTATCAACAAAGGTTGGGGCTATCAAATGAGGCTGAGTTAGCGGTCTAATATCTGTGAATGCAGTAGGGCTTGTTTCATCGGTATAACGCAGAACATAGCCTGTTAAGTCGCTTTTTCCTGTGCTATTAGCACCGACTGTTAATCTATTTCCGCTTTTTGCGGTGTATGTGATTTTTCCTGAACCAACCAAAAATAGTGTTCCGCTTGAAGGCAATAACGATGCGTCTTCTAATAGAAGATTATTCGACTTATGCGCCTTTACTGAAAACGAGGGATAGAGCCGTGCTATCGTATCGCCTTGTTTTCTGCTGATTTCATCTTCTGTTGTATGCCTAGCAAAGTCGCCGCCTACGCCCGTTCCGTCATTTGCGTATCTTGATTCTGACTGATGGATTAACTCGCCACCACCCGGATGAGTTGTTTGTGAGTATCTAGGTTCTATCTCAGGATTGAATGAATCATCCTTTGTTTTCCTAGCCGCATCTGATTTGAAGAATTGAAGCATAGCAGTTGGTGGAATAAGATGCCATACTGTATCATAATCGTTAGAATCGGGATAATCCATTGTGAATGCGCCATCTGCTGCACTAATGAATTTCAGGCTACCTAATGTTCTATCGAGATTCGCTTCAAAGACACCGTATCGGTTATCTCTAGTCATTACTCTATTTTGGAATCCCGAACTATCGTGTTTGACTCTAGGCCCATGTAGCCATCCGTCTTGTAGGGCTTGAGAAGCAAAACCAAACATCTTCAACGGCCTAACTAATCTAACGAAATAATCCACATTTTGTCTTCGTGGATGAGATATCATACTAGCACCTGATGTTCCATCGACCTCAGTTGAGATTGAACCGTTCTCGCTACGATTGAGATATGTCTTTCTCAAAATGTATGCACCACCCCATGCCGGCATATCTGCTGATCCTCTAACAGACCACGCATCCTTAGCATACTGTTCAGGAGTTATGGATAGGCTTGAACCGCCTTTGGCTGCATTAGTATCGGGACTCCATGTGGGCGCAGCATACGGATTAGCGATATTGACCGTAGTGGTTGATGAAGGATTGATAGTCATACCTTCTTCCTCAAATCTTGAGTTAATCATCCATGAGGGCAGAACAGGGAATTGCTGCCCTATGCCTAAATCTGAATTAAGAGAGTATGCTTTAGTGCCAATAACTGAGTATCTAATATCTTGATTATTTGCTCTCATGTTTTCGGTTTCTATTACCAATCCCAATCTAGGCTCGGTTCGTGATTGAACATTCCTATGGTCGGATATTTCCGAAAGAGGGATTGGTGTTAGCGTATCTATATCCGAACTTGTATTTGTTCCAATACCCCATCCGGTTGTAGGATAGTGAATGTTTGCAGTTGAAGAATGGTCTATTGCAGATGCGTTGGTGTGTAGCGCATTTCCTCTCAAATGATGAAATCCACCGCTTATTCCAAAGTTTGTTGAACTAACGGCTGATGGGGAATCGCCTTGAGAATATGTGTTAGAACCTGTATATTGCACTAAATCAATGAATGGGTCTGCACCCTTGTTTTGCGGTATTCCGGTTAATGGTGCAGAAGCAGCAGCATTTGGGTCGAGTATGCTATTCCACATTCCCGAAGGTAATGATGTAGGTTTGACTAAACCTAATGATTGCTCTTTGAGAGTATTACCTATGCCTATTGGTTGCTCGGTGAGGGCGGGGCGTATGTTGCTTCTTCTCACATTACTACTGAATGAAGTAGCCTCAGACGTATGTGCGCTCGACACGAAGCCAATAGGTAATGTTCGCTCAACACCTGAATACGCATTAGGGAATACCCATGATGAACCATAGGTAGTCGCATTGGGTAGCACCTGCATTGAATCATGTATGCCTCCATCAAAGCGACCTTTACCATACACAGGTTGTTGGGCGGTAGTATTCTCAGTTGGATCGCCGGCGAGCATATCTAGCGCATCACTTGATGTTCTAAATCCAAAGGCTCTCACAGGTAATCTGCGACTATTATCGAATGCGACCATACTATCAATAGGTGCATGGTATCTAGTGTAGGCTACTGATGAGTGACTATCATAGGTTATTCCCCCAAAGTCCTTCTCAGGATTAACACCATCACCTATACCTTCACCTCTTGAATGCCTAGTTGTTGAATATGCTAAGGGTATTCGCAATGTTCCTTGACATTCACGGACAGTAGTATGCCCCATGAGAACACTATTCGCAGACTTAAGACCAACGCCTGAACCATGACCCCCTGCATTCAAACCATTGTAACCATAGTTTTGCAACCATTGTGCAACATAGATTCGCTCAAAGGCATCGGCGTTTGCAGGTGTTCCACTAGACCCGCCGGAGTGGTTTCTCAGTAGCAAACCTCTCGTAGCAGGGTAATTGTAGGCTCTAGGCATTCCCGCCTCTCTATATCTGAACGTCATAAAATGCTCTCTTGAAGTCCCAAATAGAGCCGGATGGCTAAATTCAGCAAGCCATGTGCATAAAAATGCGTCAGGAGTCCCACCTGCCGAACAGTCACTTGATTTTAACAAACCAAAATCAGCATATGACGACGTTATACCGCCGCCATTTGCGGTCAAAGCGGCCAAATTTGCGTATTCAGGGTCATGGATTAGTAGTGGAGGAACAGTTGCTAATTCAGTAGCAACACGGGGATAAATGATACCTTCTTCAAGACCTGATACGAAATAATCCCCGTCTTCTTCATAGATAATAGGTGCAAACGGCCTACCGCCCGCCATCGTGTAATCCCCAATAATGAAGCCATTTACCATGAATTCGCTACAAGTGGTTGCAGAAGACAACGCCGCACTAAGAGTAAGTTTGGTTGCACCTGCGTTATTGTTTATGTCTGCACTAGGGGCTGCACGTCTAACGATATGCCCTACACCATCGACTGATACTTGCTCTTGACCGGGTGCTATGAGATAATCAACATCCATAGTAGTAGTTTGAGAAGGCAACCGGAATCCCTGTATTTCGGAGTCAGGCAACCCTTCTGATGAGAAAGAACCCGTTGCTCGATATCCCGATTCGTTCTTTACTTCTAGCGTATCTAACTCAAAAACCGTAGTTGAGTTGCTTGCTTTGCCTGAATTGAATCCGAAGTGCTTGTGTTCAGATTCTCCTTCATACAACAAAGAATACGACGATCCATGACTACGGTGAAGTTGCCTTCTGAGGGCGTGGGGGGTCGCACGGTGGGTTGAGGGGCTAACGAAGGAATGCCCCTGTCTAGCAAAGCGTATTCGGTGGTGAGGGTAGGGATAACCCGTTTCTGTGCCGTTAGCGGTCTGTGTAAGCACAGAACCCCTTTCGGTGTGGTCTGATATCCTATGAGCCGTAAATAGCCTTGTTGAGCCGCTAGGAACTGCGCCTGTGGCCGTTGCAGGGGTTAGCCCCTGCTTAGAGGCCATATCGGGGTGAAGAAGCCTCAGACAATGAAATACGAGCATTCTATCGTGTGTGTCGTATTGAGAAGCCCCATCACCGTCAGATTCCTTCTGTCCGGCAGGGCGGGGGTCAGGGGCGGATAACCCACCCATCCCCCACGTCATGTTCGACCACGCTTGGACTCTATCGTGTGCGCTTCTAACGAATATCTCTCCGGGTATCTCAG